TTAGGATATAGTACAAAGGATGTATTTGATATGCAGAATGCTATTGAATTGGCTCTTCCTTATATTCCCGCCAATTCTTCAAATGATTCAGTTCGTGAAGGGCTGTTATCTACATTTAGTTTATTAGAAGGACTAGTAGTAGAAGGGCACATTCAATAATGGAATCAGAATACATTCGTAGAACTGGTCAACTGATTGAATATATTAAAATACATGTAATTAGTTTAGAGCAGGATTTAGAGAATATTGCTCAGGAAATGGAATTACTCGACCCTGAATCTAAAGCTTGTAAAGAATTAGATTATGAGTATAACCATATGTCAGGACAGATTCTATCTGCCCGCCATTTATTGTCAGTGGCGGCTGATATACTTGGTGTCGACCTAAAGGAGAAATAATGCAAACTGACCCAACACCACTAGACGAACGTTTACAGCGCATGGTAAACCTCAAAGTGCCTGGTATTGATATCATGCACGGAGAACTAAAGATGAGGATGTTAGAGGCTGAGGCTGAACTAACAGAGGCACAGCGTATTGAGGAAGAGAACGACTACTCAGACGCCATGGAATCCATGGAGCGGAAATACTGGGAAGGATACTTTGACGCCTTAGTACTGTGCTATGGCCTCACATATGACATCTCATTTGCAGAAGGTGTAATCAAAGAAAACGAAAAGGACGGGCACTAATGGAATTAGATCTGCAGGAACAAACACGTAGAGACGACACATTCATTGCTTTAAATAAATTAATCGACGGGCTCAAAGAAGTTAATGCATTCCCGTCCTTAGTATGGCTATGGTGCTGGGACATTGTCAAAGACCAATTAGATTATTACAATCCTGAATCAGGAGAAGAATATGTAACTAATGATAAGTTGAATGAGAAAGATGTATTCAACATGTTCTGGGAGGATTCAGATAAGAATGGCTGGTCCCTAGAATACGGTAGCGAAGACCTCCACGAGTCAATCTTTGATTGGATGCTGGAACGAGACATCATTGTTGCCCTAGATGATGACGGGTGGCTTGATGACTAACCAAGAAGTAATTAATTATAAACTAGCCCTGGCAGCAGCGTGGCTGCAGAATGGGCACGAAGACATGGCCAGGGACCTGGTCAGGTCGATTATCGAGAGGGACGGGGGACAAAATGAGTAATTACGTAGTAAGCTTAGAAATCCTGGAAGTTGCATATGAAGTATCTCCAGGAGGTGTAAGAACATTTGAGATCTATGACAAAGGGGACAATTACGACATAATGGATATCCCAATATATGAGACGGAGTCATTGACAGATGCAGTCGAATATTGCTATAATCTAGGACGGGATTTTACTGTACGTACATATGCCGAATGGGAAATGAGGGAACTACTTGCAGATATTTAGAGTATTTGGAACTAAGTATATTACCTTCCAAACAAAGCTTGAAGCAAATGATGAATATGAAGCTATAGAGATTGCTAATGCTCTTCCTGCCACCGCCTGGTCGCAGGTGGAGGATGACGATGTGATCGAAGCAACTGATGTTTATTTAGACGAATAGATCTAAATAAAGATAACTGAATAAAGGCGGAAAAACGTAGGGGACAAAATTGCTCCTTACGAAGGTATTTACAAATTCGTGGATACCTGATAAAATATATACCTATCATGAAAGGATAGACAAATGACAACAAAGCGTGAATATCTAGCTCAAAAGGGAATTACTGTAGGACGTCGTGGGCGTTTCTCAGCTGCAGCAAAGCAGGCCCTAGCAGAGGCGGAAAAGAATGGCGTTAAGTTCGTTGCAGAGTCAAAGACTGCTAAGAACTAACTACAACTAAATATCGCAGGGGGGTCTCGACAATGTCGGACCCCTTTGGTATAATCTTAAGACGAAAGGCGGAACTATGGGACAGAGTAAAGAAATCAAGATAGGCGAACAGATAGCAAATGCGGTGGAAGACCATTGGTTCAATCCTGCCACAATTGGATACTATCTAAGTCAACAGCCACTATGGACAATTGACCGAGTTATGGAAATTGTTATGTGGATTATAGAAAAGAATGCTCGTAGATACGAAGATGAGTATGGCAAAGGTCAAACATCAGAAGGTCTTATGCTTGCCTATAACTTAGATAGAGTTATTGATAAGTATAGGGGTAAGTATGACTTCAAGTATCTTACCTTCCCGCCAACTACTGCAGAGGTCCAGGCAAAGATTGATGACATGCCTCCAGCTCCAGAAGAAAAGGCGGCGGCCAGATGGTATAGAGACCAACAAGATCCATCTAAGATAGCAAACAATCATCCATTCTTGTAATAACAATTAAATAAATATATACCCCAATTCGGACATGTCCATAATGTCCGTTTTGGGGTTTTTTGCTGTGGTAATATGGGCCAAATTTTCTATTTACGAGAGCTTATAAAAAATCCCTGAAATTTTGATCGAAATAAAATAAAATCTAATTAAATGTATATAGAATATAACAAAATGTTATACATTTAGATCAGAATATGTCAAAATATAGGGGCCATTTTTCCCGTTTACGGGGACATATTAAATGCCCCTGAAGCCTTGACAATATGGGCCAAATATGCCATTTACGAGACATGTTGACAAATCCCTGAAAATTTGCTACAAAATGGGATTACGTCTTACATATTGAGATGTCCAATTACATGTATATATCTAATTATATATATTGATAACAATTCGTAGTAAATTAATAACCATTTTACTCCACAATACTCCACTTTACTCCACATAAAAGGGCATAGAATGCCTTTAGAGAGGAGAAAATGGGAGGGGGAATAGGAGAAGCTAGGGGCTTATCTGATCAAATTTCCTATGGCTGTTGTGATCAAAATGCCTAATATAATAATCAAAGCAGACACAGACCAATATAGGGCTAATACTTTCTTTCTTGTTTTAATCTGAAATAAAACCATTAGCCTTGTGGTAATACTTTTAATTATTTGGTTCTTTATTTCCAAACCATCCACCTATATTAGGATCCATTTCCATTAGGGTATTTAGCATAGAATACTCCATTGGCTTCCCGCCCGCTTTGTTCTACAACAAATCCATTCTCTCGATCAAATAGGACATAGTCCATTTCTTCAACCTTAAAGTAATCCTTGAGGATAGAGATAGCTTTATTTAGGTCTAAGCTTCCGCATGTATAGAGATCGAATTGGAGCAAGCCTGGATTAGGCTCATCCCAGATATGAAATGCAATATGGCTAGTTTCGATCATAACGATTGCGGTTAGACCCTTATTGCCTTCAGCATCCACATAGGATGCAAATGGACCTTTGATAATCTTCATATCAATCTGGTCGACTAGAAATTTAAGAAATTCAATACCTTGTTCTTCGGTATTCATTGGATTGGTTACTTTAGCATTAACCAATAAGTGCTTATGAAATAACATTTTAAACCTTCCTATTTGGCATGGGATTTAAAGAAGATCTCGGAACATACCAAGACTTATTCTTATATTGAGATTGCCATTCGGGTTTCATAGCATCCCGCCCAAATATCCAACCTACTGCTTTATAGGGATGACTTCTATAGACTTCCCCTTTTTCTACCCGCCTTTTTACAGATAATCCATCTGTAAGTAAAACATATCTTAGATCTGGATTATCTCTGGTGGTAAATCTCAAGCCAGATGAATCCTTAAATGCATATCGAATCTCGCCTACTCCTGGGATATCCTGTTCAGTCTTCCACTTATTAAAGTGGGGTACGAACTCTTTATTACCCATCATTCTGGCGAAGGCTAATTCGCTTCCTGCACATACAACATGTTGCCAAAGCTCCCAGAGATCACCTTCAGCATAATTTATATTCTTAGATGGATCGCCAAAATATGGCTTCTGTCTCTGATATCCTACCTCAACACAAATTGCTTCTTCTTCCGCCGTTAAAGCATATTCCCACATATTAGCCCCAATTCTGTGATTGTAGCCAAGCCATGTAGTTCAAAAAAAGAAACAAGAACAATAGTATACCAAATGCTATTTTCATTTACGAATGATCCTAAATGCATCTCCATCGCCATCTACAAAGTCCCATGGCTGTTCGTAATCTGGATCTACAAATCCTGCCTTTTCCCAGTATGGAACACCATTCTCATCATAGTCATTCCATTCATCTCCGCTCATGTCAAAGCTCCATTCGTAGAATGTGCCAAATCGCCAATATATGGGCCAAGTAATTTTCCAGATAAATGCGTATGCTTTATACCGCCAGCCAAAATTCTCTTCTTCATCAAGGTATGAGACATGCATAATTGCCCATCCTGATATATCTCCGCAAGCATTAGCAAGCCAACGTAGTGGCCAAATTCTGGTTTTATTAATTTTTGCGCTCATGTTCTCTCTTCCGCCGCACTTTTCGCTTTCACTATGTGGTCTAATGACCAGTTAATTGTCTCCATATGTATGTAGATAGCTCTATGGTAGCATATATACCCACGATCTGTAAACAGATATTGGTAACTATATTTAGCAGAGAATACCCGTCTGCTTTTCTTTCAATCTCTTCTAGTATATCTAGTCTGGCCATTTTAGATCTCCGTCCTTAACGAAGACTAGACCAAGGGAATCCCCTTGATTTAATTCAAGGTCAGCGACGCCCAATTGAGCCCATCCCCATTTTGGGAATAAGTTAATTAAACTAAACTTATCTTTAACTATTATAGCCCAGT